ATTTGCCACACACTGTTTGATCGCAAAGACGCATGGGATAGATTAGAAGAACAACATCATATCGAATTCATCTCTACCTCGTTCATTCGTGGTATGTCCTTTGATGACGCAATCATTATTGTTGACGAGATGCAGAATATGACGTATGAAGAAATCGATACAGTCATGACACGTGTGGGTTATCGCTCCAAGATTATTTGGTGCGGAGACTATCGTCAGACTGATCTAAATAAACGTAAGAGTGATGTTACGGGAATTCTAAAGTTCTTTGACATCGCCCAGCACATGAGTGCTTTCACAAGAATTGAATTTACCGTTGACGACATCGTTCGTTCGTCTTTGGTTAAAGATTATATTTTGGCCAAACTAAGATACGAAGATTACGAGGATAAAAAGAAATGATTACTGTAGAACAATTTTCTCACATGTTCCCTAAGAACAAAAACCCACAGGGATGGACAACAGCACTTGTTGATGTTCTTCCAACTTATGAAATCAATACACCAGAGCGCATCGCATCGTTCCTTGCTCAGTGTGGTCATGAGTCTGGTGGCTTCACTGTGCTTCAGGAAAACCTAAACTACTCTGCCGAAGGTTTAAACAAAATCTTCCACAAGTATTTCCCTACACTTGAATCAGCACAACCATACGCACGCAAGCCAGAGATGATTGCTAATCGTGTTTATGCCAGCCGTATGGGTAATGGTGATGAACATTCTGGTGAAGGATATAAATTCCGTGGACGTGGTCCAATCCAGTTGACTGGTAAAGCCAACTACGAAGCATGCTCAGAGTTTTTGTTTCAAGATGATACACTGATTCAAAATCCAGACATGCTACTGGATCCAGAATACGCATTGCACTCAGCATGCTGGTTCTGGTGGAAGAATGATCTAAACAAATTTGCAGATTCTGCAGACTTGGTTACAATGACTAAACGTATCAATGGTGGCACTATCGGTCTTGAAGATCGTATCAAGCACTACAATGAGGCAATGGAAATCTTTGCATAATGTTCAATCACATATATTATGATATCCCGAAATTGGAACGTAAGACAAGTGCAGACGGAAGTAGGGTATACGAAACACCTTCGGGTCGAGCGTATCCCTCCGTTACCACAGTTACTGGATTGCACAACAAACAGGCAATCCTTGATTGGAGAAAACGAGTCGGAGCAGAAGAAGCAAACCGAATCAGCACCCAAGCAGCAAAACGTGGAACCCGAATACATACCCTCTGCGAGTCCTACCTCAACAATGAGTCTGCTGAACCAAATCTATTTGATACAGAAACTTTCAAAGCGATCAAACCCTACCTAAACAATATCCAAGATATTCATTGTTTGGAAACGCCACTATACTCAGATCATCTAGAAGTGGCAGGAACTGTAGATTGTATCGCTAAATACAATGGTAAGATGTCTGTCATAGACTTTAAAACTTCCAAACGAAAAAAGAGTCGTGATGATATACAGAACTACTTTATGCAATGCTCTGCATATGCAGTTGCCTTCGAGGAACGTACTGGTGTTCCTGTAGGGAAGATTATTATCATAATGGCAGTTGATGATGATGACACGATAATCTTTGAAGAGAATCGTGATGACTGGATAAATGGCTTTATAGGTCTTAGAGCAGATTACAGATCTTGGAAAGGCATTTGACTTTAAACATGAACTGGAGTAAACTTGAACTATGAGATACGTAGATTACCACTTTGATTTAGATGACGATATAATCCTTTTGGATGAAGAGTTGAAATTAGCTGGAACAGAAAATACTAAGGGTTGGGGTGACTTGCCTAAAACCTGGAAGCCAAACGATATGTGGAAACTTATCGTCAATGACACTGGTAGAGTCTGCCTAACTAGGGTTAACGAGAGTGATAGTAGAATTTAAACTTGTGCAGTATAGAGATGCTGGTATGATGACCTTTACTTACTTTTGGACTTACAATCGTAAAAACATCGGACCATATTTCAATACTGAGCATGAGGCAAAGAATTGGTTAGCTGAAAAACTAGCCATTGATATTGCTGTATGAAGCAAAGAGAAAGGTGTTCTGGACGGGAGTTCGATTCTCCCCACCTCCACCAGAAGCATATGTGTTAGATGAAAGAAACCATTTTATGGGCTCTAATGGGTGTGCTTCTGATGGGGGTGACTAGGTTTCGACAGGGCAACAAGTACATGCGTGGACAGCACGAGACAGATACTCGTAAAAAGTAAAACAACGTAAACGCAAACGACGAACTGTTCGCATTAGCAGCCTAAACACTGCTTAGGGTTTCGGTAGGTTTCCTCGTAACAGAATAACCTACCACGTTTTTTAACTTAAAAAGGAATTTTGAATATGAAGAAATTAGTTCTAGTGGCTGCATTGATGGCTGCATTTTCTGCTCAAGCAGTTGAAGTAGGTGTTAATGGTAGCACCGATGGCGCCAATGCAGATCGCACTGGTTATGGTGTGACTCTTGGTCAAAAGTTTGGTGGATTTGGCATCACTGGTGGCTTCGATCGTTACACTAAAGGTACTGATCTCGACAAGTATTCTTTGATTGGTTCATATGATGTAAGCAGATTCGGTAATGCAACTATTGCTGTTAAAGCTGGTGCTGCATGGTTGAATCAGAAAACAGGTAATGATGGTTATGCTGCTTTGGTTGGTGTCGGTGCCAGTCTTCCAGTAACCAAGCAACTTGCTGCAACAGTTGACTATCGTTATCAGGCTGGTCAGTCTAGTGTTAGAAGTCTAGATGGTAGCACAGTTTCTGCTGGTTTGAAATACTCGTTTTAATTTGAGAGTTATAGGTCTCTTCAAAACCTATCTTTAGTTAGTCCTTACTATACGCCAGCCACCGATACCTTTAGTATCTCGTACTGAAACGATAGTGACGAAGCTGATGAAATTTGTTAGTTTAAACTTTAACTTTTCTAAGGAAATGATATGAAAACATTGATCGCTACAATTTTATCCGCATTCGCTTTGTCATCTTTTGCTGCTGAGCCAGCCAAAGCACCTGCTGTTGTTGCTCCTGCTGCAACCGCACCTGCTGCTAAAGCAGAAGTAAAGAAAGATGAGAAGAAGGTAGAGAAGAAAGCCGAAGCTAAGAAGTAATTAGCTGGTGTGGGGTGGGATGAAAGTCTCACCCCATTTTTCTGTTTAAGGAGATCCCATGAAACATCTAATCACATTACTTTTAGTTGCATTCACTGCCAGCACCTTTGCTGCAGAGCCGACTAAAGCCCCAGATCAAAAGCCACCTGCTGCAGCCAAAGAGCGCAAAAAGGTAACACCTGACTTCAGTAAGAAGAAGAAAGAAAAGACTCCAGCCAAGAAACCTGCTGCGAAACCTCTTCCGAAGGCAGGAGAGCGCACTACTAAGCCAGCCACTGAGCCAGCGAAGTAAGAATGCCTAAATAATAGACAGTGGGTTGAAGGATCCCAATAAAACCTTCATTACACATCACAACACAAAGGAGTTTACTATGTCGAATATGACACCATTCGAGATTCGCCTCGAATTATTAAAAATGGCGAAGGATATGCTTTCCGAGGATTATCATGGAAAGCGTGAAGTAATTAGCAACGACTGGCATATGAAAGTCGAATCTGCTAAATTAAATGGTGGGTCGATTCCTGATCATCCAGGATTTCCAACCTACCCTGCCGAAACTGATATCATTGCGAAAGCACAGATACTCAATGGTTTCGTTAGCAACATCCCACAAGAAATTAAGACTAGCAAAAAGTCCACCTGATAGGGATAGAGGGTGTGCATTCGCACACCTTCCTTTAACTAAGAAAGGAGATGACTTTGCCAAAAGCAAAAATACAAATCATCATCGCAACAATCATAGCAGTTCTACTCACTGCTACAGCAGTAACAATAGATCAAAGGAAGTTACTTCCGATCAAAGCATCATTCAATCAGCTAACACCTGCAGCACAAAAAGAAGTATTGTGCTTGGCTGATAACATTTTATTTGAAGCAGGATATGAACCTAGAGATGGACAACTGGCTGTTGCCGTAGTTACACTCAATCGCCTGAAGTCAGGCAACTATGCAGATTCGATCTGCGGTGTAGTAAAACAAAAGACTGGAAATACATGTCAGTTCTCATGGTGGTGCGAAGAGAAACCAAGGACAACTTCCATTACAAGAAACTTGACTAGTAGCCAGCAGTCAGTGTATAATTCTATATTAGACTTGGCTGTATATACGTACTTGAATTTTGAGATAATGACAGACAATACGAAGGGTGCAACCTACTACCATGCGGATTATGTCAATCCACATTGGAAGAACCTACGTAAAACAGTGCAAATTGGTAGACATATTTTTTATAAGAATGGAGAAGTTGATGTCAAGTATGATGAAAAAACTCAATCTGGCACTGGAGCAGGACGATCTATCCCACTCGTATTTTTTACTGATGGAAGAGATTACAATGGCTACCTGCAAGCAAACTATCGAATGGATTTTTGATTCAAATTTTTCTGAGGAACGACCAGAGGTACTTAACCTCATCGTATGTTCTCCTGGTGGTGACCTCAATGCAGCATTTGCAGTAATTGATACAATGCGTGGTAGCAAGATACCAGTCCACACAATTGGACTCGGGCAGATTGCTTCCGCTGGATTGTTAATCTTTATTAGTGGTGTCAAGGGTAATCGTGTTCTTACACCGAACACTTCTATCCTGTCTCACCAATATACTTGGGGTGCTTTCGGCAAAGAGCATGAACTGTTCGCTACCGTAAAGGAGTTTGATCTAACGACCAAACGACTTATTGCACATTACAAAAAATGTACTGGGATGAATGAAGCCCAGATTCGTGAAGTCCTTCTGCCACCTCATGATGTATGGCTTGATGCGCAGGAGTCTAAAAAACTTGGTCTTTGCGATTTAGTAAAAGATCTTAAATAGGAGAAAAACTTGAACCATGAAAAACTTACGCTTATCATCTGCACAACAATTGTTGCACTCAGTGCTATCTTTGGTTGCGCCTACTACTTCATCAATCAATCTAAAATTATGGCAGACACGATTACAGCTGCTTCAGCGAAAGGTGTTGACCCACTAGCAGTGCGTTGTTCCTTTGCCAGCAACAACGACACGATCTGTCTGGTCTATGCGTCAACCATGCATACAGGTTCGACCAGCCCAGTATCTAAAAAGTAATCCTTTTAGGTTACTACCCAGAATAACCCTACCGAGCGTAGGGTTATCTCCATGGGGCATCGGTTTCACCCGAAAATGCACCCAAAAACACCCGATTAGGACTGCTTAGATCGCCCTAGGATCGCTTCAGGGCGATTCGGGGGAAGGTTACCCACACCTAGAGCCGAAAACGGCTAAAATCGCCCCAAATTCGTTGCGAAAAAACAACGAAAATACCCTTCCAAACTTGCAGAAAACACTTGACGGAAATTCGGAATTCAGGCATAATTACTTTATAGTGATTAGAAAAGGAAACGAAATGACTGAATTTGAGAAGCGTTGCTACGGTATGACCGAAGCTGACATCCGTGAAGAATACATGGGTTCGATTACTGCTCGTTTGAGTGGTTTGGAAATGGTTGCGATGGGTGTGTTGTCTGATGCGCAAGAACTGATGACCTTTGGTCATGAGCAAGCCACCGATCAGGCTCGCAAAAACATCAACATCGCAAAATTCATTCTGTCAGAAATGATGGAAGCAAGAATGTCTACAACTGCTTAAGGAGAAAATTATGAGTCAAGTCTTATACAAATCGAAGTCCAAAGCTGAGTTGCGTGCCGAAGGTGAGAAGGCACTCAAGAAATTCTTGAAGTCTGGTGGAACTGTTGAAGTCATCAAAGCCAAACGTGCACCCAAGCAATTGATGCGTGCAAAAAGCAGCAAGGGTTTTCAGGGTAGCACTGCTCCTGCTGGCGTAACCTCTTCTAAATTCTGGAGATAATATGAAGATCGTAATTACTACTCAATTCCGTGAAAACTATGGTGCTCATGATTGGGATGGCACAGGTGAGTGTCCTCAGTATTGGAAGTTCAAAGGTGGTTCTGAGTATGTCATCGACAACATCCAAGAGCATGTCAAGCTGAATGACTTCTTCGGCAAGAATTGCGAGATGATTGTTGACTCAATCCGTCCGAAGATCGAGCACAAGAGTGAGTACGCAGAAGAGTACATCCTTGGCTGGTCGATCGAAGAGGACAGCTACATGTCTGAGTTTGAGAAGTCTCAGCTGGAGTACGATGGTGTGATTACGTACAAAGAGCCACGACTGGATATCGAAGGCAACCTGATTCCAAAAGAAAGGAAAGTGGCTTGAGTAGAAACGACATATTGCAGTGGGTCGGTGCAGGGTTTATTGTGGCTGGCCACGTAACGAATGCTATTGGTCCTGCTGCGTATCCATGGAACATTGTAACCTTTGCCATTGGCACAGTGATGTTTCTTGTGTGGTCAGCTAGGGTGAAGAATCGCCCACAGCTGGTGGTAAATGTAATATCGTTATCAATCGGGCTGGTTGGCTTATACAAAGCACTGGCGTAATTTGGAATCGCTTTACTTTAATTCATTTATGGGGTATAATTAAGTTATGGAAATTACAATCAGAAAAGTCGCCAATGGTTACATTGTGCGCACAGAAGGTGAAGACCCTGTCGAGGGTTTCGTGACGAAGGAATTTATCTTCACGAGAAAATCGCAGGTCATTAAATTCTTTAGAGAAACTTTCTCAGCGGGAGAGTGATATATGGGTATGATTTTTGTTCGTGACAAGTCTTCCAAGAAACGTAAACCAACGAAGAAGCAACGTGAGTTGCGAGATCAGTGGGATGCGCTATTGAAGAAGTATGAAACAAAACCTGTTCCCAGTGGTGTACAATCACTGAAAGAACCAAAGCCATACGTAAGACAAACACCACATCATCCCAGTCTAAATAGTGGTCATCATGACACTGCTGCGAAACCCAAACAGGTTTACACAGGGACTAAGATGCTTGGTATTGGTACGATGCATAAGTCAAACTCAGTACCTATCTTCAGTGATGAAGAAGCAGTAGCCATCGCAACGATGCGGAGGAACTAATGATTGGTAAAGTGTTGTCGAGAATTTGCTTGATAATGGCTATACCAATGGCGTTGCTGGGACATTATTTCATTGCAGCGATATTGATTGCTTTATATTTTTTATGAACTCGGAGAATGATTATGGAACTTTCTATTATAGAAATGCGTGACAAAGTATCGCTGTGCGTGGCTGATAAAGACATGGACGCACTGGGCAAGATACATTCTTTTTTGTTGACACAGTCTCGTATCATGGACAAGTGGTTCGACAAGTACCTCGACATGTTCGAGAAGAAAATGAAACCCGAAGATCCTAACACAAATATTTGGAAGATGTATCACACCAAGTCCAATGAGTATTCGGAACTTCAATCACTAATTAGGACTACAGATGCTTACCTCAGAAAATACAAATCAGTTTAGTACTGCTTCATCGTTCTCTCTTTTCATCGAGAAGAGAGCCAGAGAAAAGCGCATGCCGTATATGGATGCTGTGCTTGAGTATTGCGCAGAGAACTATATCGACCCACGGGACATCGCATCGCTGATTAACAAATCCCTCAAGGATAAGATTCAGCTGGAGATGATTGAAGCAAACATGTTACCGAAACAGGCACAGTTAGATGT